TTGAGGAACCACATGTGATTCGCGTTGCCGGTGCCGCTGTTGTAGGTCGAGGAACCGATACCACCGTCCAGCACCACGTCCGAAGCCATGCCCGCGCCGTAATACTTCAGCGAGGCAAAGCCAGCGCCAGCCATACCCGAGCCTTCGCTCGAAATGCGCTGAATGGCCTGAAGGCTCTGGAGGTACAGACGGTAGTAGTTGCTGTCAGCCACGATAAGGTCAGGCTTATCGGTGCCGCGCACCAACTGAACCGCCAGCGAGTCCATATACTGCTGGATGTTGGAGGCCGTGACAGCAGCGCCGCCATCGGTCACGCCGGAGAACTTGCGGCTCTGCCAGAACGACCAAGTGGCGCGGTTGATGCCGCCGTAGGTACCCGAGGACGGAGCATCGGGGACAGCCGCAGCAAGACCCGTGAGGTTCTTGCCCGAGTTGCCCGTGCCGTCGCCGTACAGGTCGCCGCTGATGCGGTTAGCCAACTGCGCCTCGGCAACCGACATACGACCGTCGAGGAGGTCGATGATGGCCTCCTTGCCCGAGTTCTGGATCATCTCCAGACCCGAGATAGTCACAGCGGCAGCGTACTGCGTGATGGAGAACTGCGCCGCCGAAATGGGCGAGTTCTGACCGACGTTCAGCACTTCGTAACCCGAATAGGAATTCGTGTTGTTCGTGGTGCTGTCGTTGTACATGATTTCCTGAAGGATGACGTTACCGCCCGAGAACGTCTTGACGTTCCCGCGCTCCTTCAGGCGACGAAGCAACGCGTTGTTGTTCGTCACGTTGTCAGCGAGTTCACCCGACCGGCTCTGAATGTTGGTCGCAATGATATCGCTGATACTGGAATTGGCAAATGCCATGTTAAGACTCCTGTATCAAGTGATTAAACACGGTCTGCGAGGCCGTCAAATGCTTCAGCCAACATAGACCGACGATCTTGCGCTTTGGGAGCCGTGTTCGTTCCGGGTGTGGAACTTCTGACGCTGACCGCAGCCGCCCGTGCCGCTTTCGCTGCACGATTCAACTCCGTTGCCTTCTTCGCTTGCTCTGCAGCCTGTTGTGCAGCCTGCACTCGCTCAAAAAGCGCCGGGTCTAGGCGTATGGCTTTATCATACGCTTCGTCAAGTGTGGATGCCAAACCGCTCTGAAGCAGGTTGACCATGACAGGCCGCGCATCCTCAAAGTGTTCAGCCTTCGCAGCAAAGTCGTTAATCTCCGACAGCAACACAGCGTTCTGCTGCTGTTCCTGCTGCTGCTTCCACGTCAGCACTTCACCGCGAACCTGCGCCAACTGGTTCTGCAGCGCGTAAAGATTCTGATCAACAGCCGGGGCAGGCTGCACCCCGCCGAGGTTTACCCCGTACTGCTGCGCCAACTGCTGAAAGTACGCCACGCGCTGTTCAGGCGAGGACGTGCGGAGGGTGTAGTCCGCTTCCATCAGCGCCTTTACCGCTTGCGCGGGCTTGATGCCAAGACCCGCAATCGTAGTCTCGTAAGGCGCAATGGCCTCCTTCATCTCGTCGGCAAATGTCGCCTTTGACAGCAACGGCTCGACGCCTTTACGCATCTGCTCCTCGCGCTGCCATGCGTATTCCTGAATCTTGGGGTCAGCCTTCGCCCAATACTCGTGATAGTCCTTCTTCCACGATGCCGGGGGCTTGCGCCACACGGGTTCCTCGGCAGGCTCCGCAACGGGTTCAGCGGGTTCAGCCTTTACCTTCGGAGCAAACCGCCCCGACTCGTCGCGCACCGTTTCAACGGGCTTCGGGGTTTCGGGCTGTTCGCCCGACAACTCCGCTACGGTTTCCACGCCCTCAAACTGCTCTGCCAACTTTTCGCGCCGTGTATCTTCCATCACTTTCTCCTGTGGGGATCATTGGTGAATCGCGCATTGTCACGCAGTCTGTCGAGGATGCGATTAGCCTCGGCGTGCGTCATGCTCTGAACCTGTGCAATCAACCGCTCTTTACGGGTGTCCTTTACTTCGGGGGCGCGGTAGTGCTTGGTCGGGTCATCGTTGCCGACTTCGACACAACCGTAAGCCTTCAGCATCCGACGATGCTGCGACCGGGACGTGACCATCTTGCCGTCGAGCATCGACTTGTAGGGCGTGATATCGGGCTGCACATAGTGGTATTGCCCACCCTTGCCCTTTACCCGCTCGACCAACTCGCCGTCATTCCAAACATAGGTGCGTTTCATAAAAGCAACAGTACCTCCTCGTCATCCATTTCCAGATACGCCGCATAAATCTTTTCAGCGGCGTCCAAGTCGTTCAGCAGCGCGTCCCAATCAAGCGATGGGACAGCCGTAGACGCTTTTACAGCCGGTTTGGTAAACGGGGCGACTATCGCCTCGACCACCTGCGGCCTGTCCTCTAGCAGCGTTTCGTATGCGTCCTGAATCTGCGCTCGGCGGCGCTTTCGCGCCTCGGTGTCATCGTCAAACTTCCTGCGCCGCTTTTGATCGCCGTCGTGGGTGTCGATGACCACGATGGGCGTACCCGAGTAAAGCAGATTCGCGTTGTTCCCCGTGTACGAGTACACCCCGCCATCCGCAACAAGCGTATACGCCCCTGCGGTCGTGTAGGTCAGCGTGGCATTGTTGCCCGTGTACGAGTACGTCCCGCCATCGGCTGACAGGACACGGTTAACCCGTAGCGTGGCATCGTTGCCGCTGTACGAGTAAACCCCACCCGCAGCGGTGAGCGTGTATGCCCCCGCCGCAGGTTGGTTGAACAGCAGTAAAAGGCTCACTCGGCCTCCGTCTGCATCGGCACAGCGAAACCGCCGCGCTCGTCCTCCGTCAAGGCAACCGCTACACCAAGCGCAATCAGCGCAGCGCCGTCAGCATCGGACACGATAGCCAACTGTCCGGCTTGCAGCACTTCGCCATACAACTCGGTGTCGAGCGCAATAAGCACTTTCATGCAAAGAACACATCACCCACAATGTCGTTAAGACCCACCGCCGCGTTGTCCGCATCAGCCGCGCCCGTGACCGTGGTCAGCCCGATACCCGTGGCGAATGCAATGCCGCCTTCGATGCTGAATGTGTTGACGTTGTTGGGCGGGATTGCAATCGTTCGCACAACGCCGGTGCCAGCCGTGGGCGTCGTTGTCTGATTGTGCAATTTGACGTATCGCCACGCCGCGTTCGTATTCGCCAGCGACCAGCCAATTACGCGACCGGGCGATCCTTTGACAATCGTCGCATTCGTCGTGGCGGCAGAAACAAGGTGCGTGCCGGACGCTGCGCCCGTGGCGTTGGCGCGGTACTGCTGGCCCACATCGCCAATCGCAGCGGTACCTGCCGCAATGGTGGCGTTGGCGACAGTCGCCGTGACCGTGCCGGATACAGGCTGCGTCGGGCCAGCGGTAGCCTGCACGACAGGGAGCGCCGCCTGCGTACCGAGCGGACGCACGCCCGCGAGATAGGTCGGGACATTGCAGTTGTCCTCGACCGCCACGAAGCCTACCGTCCAAGTGGTCGTGGAGGCGGGAGCCGTTGAGCCGTTGAACGACCAGAGGTAAAAGTACAACTCCACGTCATCGTCGGGGATGTTTTCAATGCGCGAGGCGCGGCTGGTGACGGTTGACGCGGCAGCAGACGCGACGAGCGTATCCGACCAGTTGATATTCCGACCGTCCGCATACGTCTGCATCACATGACCGGGCGAGGCGGTCGTGTTGATAGTCGCCGTCGTGTCGCCGCTGTTCCATCCGCGCCGCTGCGAGTCTACCGAGGCGTTGGTCGCCGTCGTGCCGCTGTACACCGTGCGGATGTAGTTCCACCCGAACAAATCGACCGTGCAAGAGCCGGACGCAGGCCAGCCCGCCACCGTGAAGTTGATGGTGTTTGCAGTCGGTACGGATGCAATGGCATATCTGCCCGGAACACCGTTCGCGCCGCTGATTGCGCCGACGAACATGAACTGCCCGACATTGTTGGCGGTGAATCCGTGCGCGGTCTTGGTAACGGTGATACTCGTCGCGCTGTTGATGGTGCAGGACAAGCCCTCGCCAATTCTATCGGCCAGCATCGCCACGAAGTTTTGGTTAGCAATACGCTGCGAGAGGACGGTCTTGTGACGCGCCGTGAGCGACCCACGGAACGAAGTCGTAGAACGCGCAAGGAACTCGCTATTGGCCGTCGTGCCAGTCGTGACGAGCAGGTTGCTCGACCCCTGTGTGACACCCATGCCCGTACCGAGTCGCCGCTGCGTGAACTCGGACGCAAGCAGGCTTGACCCGGTATCCGCGAAGCCGACCGACCAGATATCGGCGGGAGACTGACGCACGACCGCGCCACCGTCACCGAACAACGGGTGGCTCGTCCGCACGCGCATATGCGTTGTCGAGTCGGCAAGGCCGTCCGACACCTTCATGCGCTGGTATTGCGCCCCGGCAATATCGTCGGTGGCGACCGATTCGCCAGTACCCGGCAGGATTACGTTGTCAGCCATAGTTTTTAACTCAGCGTGATGGCAGCGCCAGTAAAGTCAACGGTAAAGGTTTCGGTGTTCGCCATCGTGATTGACGAGCCGTAATCCCACCACCCCACAAGCGGGTCACCCGCCACGGTGTCATCGAACAGCACGACATAGCGGAACGGGCCAACGCTGCCCGATGCCGTCATCACCAAGTCCGCAAGGACAAGCGTGAAGGTGCCGCCCGTCTGCGATGCGCTCGTCGTGGAGACATTACGCGACGAGAGGTTGGTATAGGAAATCTGCGTGATATCAGCCAACACGCTGTTCGTCGCAACAGGCGCGGAGTTGGTCAGGGCAATCACGAACTGGTCGGTGGCAAGGTTCGCCGCCTCGACCATCGTATCGGCCCACGCGTTGAACTTGTTGTAGGTAGCCATGTTTGCCTCAATTCATCGTCTGCTGATCGCGCACAATCTCAACGCCCGCAGCCCGACCGTCAGGGCCGCGAACGATGCGCTTCGGCGCGTACATCGCCTGCATCGCCGTTTGCAGGTAAGCCAAAGTCTCGGCGTATTGCTGCGCCTGCTGCGCTTGCATCTGCTGCAAGCCCTCCATCGCCTGCCGCAAGTCGTTGTTGACCGTCTGCGCCATCGCTTGCGTCTGCGAGGCTTGCGCTTCGATGTTGGGAAGGTCAACACCGGGGTTGGCAGAGATACGCGCCACAAGGATTTTCGTCTGCGCGTCGAGATTGGCTTTCCATTTCTCCAACTCGGTCTTGTTCTGCATTTCCTGCGCCTTCAACTGCGCTTCAAACTGCATCCGCTGCGCCTCGGCCTGCTGTTCAGCGGCGATACGCTGCTGCTCCATCTGCAACTTGGCGCTCTCAACCTGCTGCGCGGCCTGCATCTTCGCCTGTTCCAACTGCATCTGAACCTGCGCCTTCTGCTGCTCGACCTGCGCTTGCCCCTCTGCGGCCTGCTGTTCAGGCGAAGGCTGACCCTGCGCCGCCTTCATCTGCTCCATCGCCTGCTCAATGGCACCCTCTAGCGGACGCGCCTGCTTGAACGCCTGAACGCCGAACTTCATCAGTTCAGACATAACCGGAGCCATCTCAGGACGGGCAACGGCAACCGGCAACGCCTGCTGCATGAACCCGCCGAACGCCTGCAAGAACTCCATGCGGTCTTGCTTCATCTGCGCTTCGTCAATCTGGACGAGGCTATCCGCAGCAACGTCAATGCGGAAGTTACGCAGCGGGCTGTCCTGCAACAACTCTAGCGCCTGCGGGATGACAGCCTTATCCGCGTCTGACATCTGCTCGGCAGCGGCATACGCGAGGATGGTCTGCGGCTGGAACTTGGTGCAGATGATTTGCGCCTTCAACCGCAACAGTTCCGTGGCAAAGAGCGCCACATCCTCTTGCATCGACCGCAAGCGGAGCGAGGCGTATTGCCCCTTAATCTGCTGCGCCGTCGCTGTCTCACTCGCCGCAGTCTGACCCCGGATAATGTCCGAGATACCCGTAATCTCGTAAATCTGACCCTTGATTTGCTCACGCGCCGAATAGCATTGAATCAGCGCACCGGCAATCTGATCAATGGGCAGCAGGTCAACCGACCCCTTCAACCCGCCCTTCTCGCTAAACGCCATCCACTTGTCGACCGGGATAAGCGCATTGTTCTCGCCCTCGGTCAGCAATCGCTGCAGCGCCGGTTGCGATGCGTCATACACACCGCGAACGCGCAGCGCCTTTACCAGTCCGTCGATGCGGTCGGACAGGATATCCAACTCGGCGGCTTGGTCTTGGTAAAGCGTGAAGTCCGGCACCGGAACCAGCGTGTCGCTCGTCGTGGTGGCGTACAGCGGGCGAGGGCAGGGGAAGAAGTTTTCCAACCCTAGCGGGTCATCGCGCTCGTCAATAATCTGCGGGTAGCCCTTGCAGAACCAGAACACACGCTTGGTGGTCTTGTCCCACAGTTCGCATATCTTGGCGCGGTTGTTTACCCGCTTGCGCTCGTTGTAGGCGTTAAGCGGCTCCGGGCCAGAGTCCAGCGGGATGACCTTTGCCTTATCCTCGCCAAAACGCTCTACGAGGGCTTCATGGGTCATGTAGACCCATCGCCATACGCAGGTCACTTCCTCCCACGTCCGCGCCGTAGAGTGTCCAAAATCCTTCCAATGGACGTAATCGGCAGGGGCGCACTCGTATTCGATGCGCTCCAAGTCCGCGCCCTCGACGTCCTCGGTCAACTGCAGCCCTTCATCGCCTACGCCGATGCGCGTAACGTGCGGCTCGTACCGTACCCATGCGATGCCGCGACCGGGGAGGAACCTGTCCTCGACCGCATACCGCATGGCAGCGCGGAAATCGGGGTAATGCTCAATCTCAAAGTCCAGCGCCCGCTCGACAAGCGTAGCCGCTACACGCCCCACCGGATCGTTATCACCAAACCGCCGCGACACATCGGCCTTCGGCAACCGGGCGAACACCGCAGGCACAAGCGTCTGGACGTTTGACCAAAGGATGTTGAACTTGGCGGTTTCGTTGTTCGTCTGCCCGCGAGTGTCATCGCGGTAACGCTTCAGAATCTTCTTCGCCCGCGCTTCCCATTTGCCAAACTCGGAGTCATACGACGCGATGACGCCGAGCCACTTTTGCACGGGGCTGGTTTCAGGTTCCATGTTGCCCCTCGCGGGTTATCAAGCCGAGAAGATGCCCACAGCGGCGACAGTCACACCCGCGCCCGTGGTCACACGCCACGCACCCG